GCACCATTCCCAGTAGTCATAACTAAACCAGATGCAGCATTGTTATTATTAGCAGTTGCTCTATAGTATGTTGAGCCATTTTGAGTGGTTGTTAAATCACCAGCCATCGTCATACTTGAACTTCCTGTTATCGCACCTGTAACTGCCAAAGCAGAACCGAAAGTTGCATCTCCATTTCCGTTTAACCATAAAGCATTGACAGGAGTCCCATTCGTTCTCGTTCTGATATATATTCTTCCTGCAGTTGCCGAATCATATTTACTATCGAGATACATATATCCAGTTACACTATCAAAATACATATTCATTCCAAAAGAAGTAGAACTCAAAATCGAAATTCCACTATTATTATCTGCAGTTATTTTTCCTGTAGATAAAAAAGTTCCATTCACCCTTGCACTACCACCCACAATAAAGTGTTCGCCTGTGTCGGTAGCATTATTGGTAATAACATCTCCTGTTACTTGTTTTATTATTGAATTTCCTAACGTATTTGAAGCACCAAATAAAGGTACTGTTCCACTTGTTCCACTAATAGCCGAAGTAGGTACTGCACTAACATCTGTAGCACTTAACGTAACTATTCCCGTATATCCATTAACCGAAACTACTGCATCGGTATTATCCACTTTCTGCCAAGTAGAACCGTTAAATATAGCCCAATCGCCTAATTCCCACGTTGTAATTCCGTTTAAGTTAGTCGAACCAGCAACAGAAACCACATAGTAAAATCCTTGCGTTCCAACACTAGATGTTAACGTAGGTGTATTAGTCGATGCGTTCCAAGTACCTTGATACTCCACACCACCTGCTAATCCATTTACTTGATTTTGTAACTTTCCAACTGCAGTTAAAACCGAATCGGTAGAAACTACTGCCGAACCTGTAACGCTTAACCCTGTTAAGACCTTACCAATTACTGAACTATTTTTTAATGTAGGACTTGCATAATTTCCCTCTAATTCCCCACCTGCTGCGATACCCTCTATCGTTGTTAAGTAGGTATTATTATCGTAGCTCAAAGTAGTCCCAGTTGCTTTTACAAATCCCGTTCCGTTGATTTGAGTTTGTTGAATTGCAGTTGCTATGTCGGTGGTAATATCGTAACTCACATTATCTCCACTTGCAGAGTTTACTGCTATCTCATCTAACTTATTTACTGCACAAGCCTCAACAACTAAAACTAACGTGCTTGTTACTGCATTAGTAATAGTATATTTTTGCCCTATAATTAATCCCGAAGCACTAATTAAAGTCTGTAAAGCAGTCCTTGTTAAACTTCTATTAAATACATTTTGAGCCTTTATATTAGCAAAGTCCGTTGGACTTCCACTCATCAAAACATCATCTTTTTCCAAGTAGCTTAATTCTACGGTTGGGTCGTTAAATTGTGGCATATCTAATTTATTATATAATTTCCTTGTTCATCTGTAATAGGTTGGAACTGCTCATCGTAGATTATCTCATCTCTACCTGCATCTTCTTCTGCTATTATTTTTATGTATTTTTTTCTTTCGTGTATTATCTGAAAAGCGTGAATTACTAATATTCTATTTTCAAATTGTATCCTATTTTTTTTGTTCAATGGTGGGTAATCTTCATACCTTATTAAAACCTCATAAACTTGGTTTAACGTAATTTGCGAACCATCTACACCCCTCGAACCACTTAACGGAGTAACCTTTGCCCACAACGTAATATCAGTACGCTCTGTTGCAGTCGTTCCACCTGCTCCATCCGATACCGTAGAGTAGTTAATCAAACTTATTTGGTCTCGTAGTTTACCTATCATATCCCTAACAATGTATTTCGTGAGTAACTTTGTGCCATTCTTTTAGCATCATTCGATAACTCGTTAAATGTTCCCTCTATATAGTAGTTTTCTCTGTTCTCGTAGCTTGTAGAAACTTCTTTTAAAATTGCCACTTTTAAAGCCTTTGGTAGCGTTGTAAACCCTGCCGTATATGTTATTGTAACCCCAGTAGAGTTAACGCACCATAGGTACTTATATTCAAGTCCTTTAGTATCGTAGGTTAATGTATCTCCTGCATCGTTTATACAAGCACTCACAACGGCATTAGGTTGGTAAGGAATTTCAGCCCATCCATCCAATACATCCCATCTGCATTTTAAAGTCTTTGCACCAAATGAAAGGTTTGTAAACTTTTCTAATCGCTCACGAGCATCGGTTATTAATTCGCCTATTAAAGTATCTTCTGCAGTAGTCGTTATTCTTAAATAATTCCTTGCTTCTGCTACCGTTACTGGTTCACTCGCTAAATCTGTAATTATCTTTACTTCCATTATTGTACCGTTAATGCTGTTAAATCTGTATCGCTTAATTGGTCTGCAAAATACATTTGACCTATTATTCTGTTATCTACTGCTATATTAGTTCCAAATAAACTACCTAAATCAAATCTACTTAATGCAGTAGGTGGGTTATTAGTTTGTGAAGCGTTTGCTCTTTCTAATACTCCGTTAATTGCTATGTTTAGATTATTATTAGCACCAGTAAAATCATACCCAATCGCTACTGAATAAATCCCATCACTTGCCAAATTGAAATTATAAGCATTACTATCTATTGCACCACCCATAGTTTCTATAAAAATATCTCTACTCGCATTAGTAGAACACACTATATAATCATCTAAACTTTCATCATTCAAACTAAATAAGGTATCAACCTTTGGACTTGCTGATTCAAATATCCTTGCTCTAATAAAAATAGTACCTTTTAATCCGTATGCTATTGTAGTGTTATACGCTATATCTTTCCAACTTCCTCCATCTTCAATAAGTAATTCAGGGCAAGTATTAGAATAGTCCACTCGTGGAACATTTATAGCCATCAATTCAGTTGCTCCTGCTTGGTTAATTCTATTTTGTGCTGAACTTCTAGTCCATACAAAATCCCCTGCTGCGTTTGTTGGCTTTAAAGCATACAAAGTACCTGCATCCCAACCATTCTTTTTAGTTAATGCTAGGAATTGCACACAATTTTGATATGCCTCTGTTTTTGTCATTTGGTTTTCTTATTGCCTTTAAACTCTTTGGTTTTTACTACTTCTTTAGCTTCTTTAACCTCAACCACTTCTTTCACTTCTTCAACCTCTTTCAAGTAGCCTACCTTAATAAATTCAAGTATTTTAGGTGTTGATTTTACTTCGTATTCAAACCCTCTTCTGAACCTATCCCCCTCGTGAATAAAGTCCATTTTAGATATAACTTTCATATTACAAATATACTAAAACTTTTAGCAAAAAAAAAGGCAGATACATTTAAGTACCTGCCAATTTTGCTTTATTCAATTAAACAACATTCCTTAAACCACATTTCCAAGGTCGGCAAAAATTGCTGATGATGGCATCATTAAATTTATCGCTTCATAACATTCTACGCGCGCTGTTACGAGATTTTGAACAAAATTCGTTCCGTTCTCGTAAGAGAAAGTAACATTTAATCCTTCAACTTCAACTCTTTCGATGAAATCTCTGTCGATAATTAATACTTTGTCATCAGTTACCCAAGAAGCCTCTAATACTGGAGTACCCCAAATTGTTACACCACCTGCACCATTTAAGATAATAGCACCTGCACCTGCGTAGTAACCTTTAGCAAATGTAGCGATAATTAATCGTGCCATTTGTGATGGGCTTACTAAAGCAAATGAAGCATTATAGTTAGCGTTTTTAGTGTTTGCAATTAATTGTACAATTTCCTCAACATCATTAGTTGCAGTAACGGTTGTAACACCAGTTGCAGCACCTGAAACAGTTGAGAAGAATGAAGCATTTTCTGCTTTAAAGAAATCTCTTAACAACATTCTTGACAATGTACCTTGCATGAAAGGTAATGATTTAGCGAATTGTTTAGAGTAAGTTGCGTAACCTGCAATGTATGCGTTTACGGTCTTAACCTCTGTTAAATCGTAGTCAATTTGTGATTTAGAAGAACCCTCTGTTTGAGCAGCGATTGAACCCTCTGAACCAGTTTCACGATATTGAACGTATGTACCAGTTGCACTAGATACCGATGGAACTAAATCTCTAAAGTTCAACGCTTGTGCAGGTAAAATTGCTTGTCTTTGTGAGTAACTTGCTACTGAATCCCCAGTTAATGAAGATGAAAGCAACATATTACCTACTGCCTTTAATTGGATTGTATGTGAACCACCTTGCGACTTCAAAGCCTTTTCGATGTTACCCATTTCGTTATCAGCAGCATCTGCTAATGCTTCGCCAAATGATTTAGCTTGTACTTTATCATTTGCTTTTTTAGAGATAAGAGTATCTAACTCATCTGCTCTTTCAGTGATTTTAGTGATTTGACCTTTTAAGTTCTCAATCTCTACTGATTTTTCTTGTAATTTTGTTTCAACGTCAGACTTAACTGCGTTTACTTTTGAATCGAACTCTACTGACTTCGTTTCGATTTGTGATGCTACTGCATCAACTACATCTTTAATTTCCATTTTTTAATACTCCTTTTAATAATAAATAGTTAAATAATTCATTTGCTTTTTGCTCTGAATCGTTTATCGGCTCTACAATTGGAGTGTTATTTTCTAACGGCTCATTTTCTTCAAGTGATAATAGTAATGATTCTATTGCTTTTAATCTGCTATCTGAATAAGGTAAATTGTACATCTTTACCAATAAATCCATAGCACTTTCTTTTTTGTTCTTTACATCTTGTACGATTGCCTTGTCATTAGCTGCCCAATTCGATAAAAACGAATATTCCCAAAGTTTAACCTCTGTAATCGTTTCCACCTCGTTTTCTTCATCTGTTTGCTCCTCAATGCTTTTAATCGTTTGAAATCCGATTGATAATTCAGCATTTAATCCATTAGCAAGGAATAACTTAATATCCTCGTACATATCTCTACTAACCTCCTTTTTAAGGTTAAATTGAGTAGTGGTTAAAAGTCCATAAGGGTCATTACCATTAATTTCTAAAGGCACACCCAACCCTATACGAGGGTCGTGGTCTTTCAGCACTCTTATACGCTTTTTATTCTCTTGTATAGTCTTCGTGAAAGCCCCTTGTACGATTCTTTCTTTGTCAGCATCTATGTTATTGTAAACACTTGCATAGGCTATTACGATACCTTTTGCATCATCTAAAGCCTTTATTTCGTGTGATACTTGTTTAAACTGCATACTCCTTTATTTACACAAAAATACTAATATTTTTAGCATTTTACAAAATTATCTTTTTAGCCATCTATTACCGTTCCTTGAGTATTGCCAGTTGTACTTCCAGTACCTCCAAATTGTGAACTTGGTGCAATCTCAAAAAACCCAATACCTGATTCAATCAACTCTACTTCACTCGTCAAATCTTCTTCTAAAACCATATTTGTTTTATTAGTAGCGTAATCGAATGATGCAGTATTACTAAAGAATGTAGAATCTAAAGCATTAAATTCAGCAAGGAAATCAGACCCACAAGTAACATCCTCAATAGTCCCTCCATCTGCTAATACTCTTATTTCAAAAGCATCCATTATGTCGTTATTAATAGTATAATTACTTGTACCCTCAATCTCTGTATATATAGGGAATCCTATCGGTGTTGTTATTACTTCGGGTATCGGTGTTTGCTCTGCATATATGTTACCAGTAAATCTTCTACCTGATGTTCTATAAAATGACAAGATAGATGCACACGTTTTTTGATTAAGTGTACTATCGTTAGTTTCTTCTGTTACCGATGTTTCCCAAGCACGTTCCCATTTTGCTGATGCTCTTATATAATCAAGAGTGAAAATATTATCCTTAACAAATATTATATCTTCGTAAGTAAATGAATCATTTTTATTTAATAACCCAGTATGAAATGAAGATTTTATAGTTTTTGTATTGCTATTTATAAATGTACCATTAGTGAAATAAGCTATATAAGAGAATCCCTTAATAGTTAAATTCCTTGTAGGTATCATATTTAACTGAATATTATCAATCAATAAATAAGGTGTTCCACTTGATGGGGTTTGCACTCGTAGTGGTCTTACTAAAAATAAGAAGTTCTTAAGTTTAAAAAACCAATTAGTAGTGGATGCACTACCAGTACCATCCGATGCAGTATATTTACTTAATACTTGGAATTGCTGCCATTGTGAATCATCTGCATAAGCATCAATCCTTACTGGACTTGAACTTTGTAAGCCTGAAAGATTAGTAGTATTCCAATCCCCATTTTTATCGAATGAAGTATATTTAGCATCAGTTGGTCTATAAAATGCATTAGTAAAATTGAACCCATCCCCATTTACACCTCCAACTATCTTATAATCAAACTTTATATTAATAGCAAAACTATCTTTTAAGTTTACATAAGTACCAGTATTTGCATCATAACAAGCAGTAAATTTATCCATATCTACTTCCATTTGTAGATAACTACTACCCGTAAATGCACCCGATTTGCTCTCGTTTAATATACATTTCATTATCTGTATATCGTAAGGATTACGCAACTGATTAACTACTATGTAAGGGTCTGTTATTGGTGGATTTATTGTTTCCCAAATATCTGCTATATCCCCAGTCTTTTGAAAGAATCCATAGTTAGGGATAAGGTTTTTAGGTCTATAATCGTACTTTAATTGCATTGATGCGATAGGAGGGCGTAATGTTACTATTTGGTTTACATCGCTCCATATCGTGTCTGTACCTCGTGCTATTCTTGTTTTAATATTATAGGTACTATTAGATATGAATGTACCTGCATAGTCGTATTTTCTATAAGGTACTAAATTATCTGTACTTGTCGCTAATTCGTTAATGTTTAATATTGTCCACGTTGAATCTCTGTTATCTTGATATAATATACACCCTAATGAAGTTAGTAAATCTGTTAATAGTTGGTCAATAGTTCGAGGGTATTTTTTATCCCAATCAATAGCAGCGTACTCATTAATAAACATCCCAGTTTCATCAATCGCTACCATACTTTCTTTAAAGTTCATAGCAAACTTAACATCCAAGTTAAGCCCTATGTAACTTAAGCATCTAACTATAAAATCCTTAATACTTAACCCTGCATAGAAATCTTGTGAAATAGGTATAGAAAATTGAGTAGTATCTGTATAAACATACTCTTTTAAAATCCCTAAATTATCCGTTGCAGTTAGTCTTATATAGTATTCATCTTGCCACTCATACTGAATATCCGAACTTAATAAAAATCCAGTCCATAAAGTTGTTTCTGTTACTTCTGTTTCATTAATAAGTTTGAATATTACCTTGAACGATTGATTATTTATAGAATAAAAATCTTCTGGTACTACTACTGAATTGCTACCTAATTTTATGTTTATCTCTGCACTTGATGACCTAAAAGGCTCAAATACAAAGTCCGATTTAGAACGATAGTTTATAGTAAATGGATTGTTAGCACCATCTAAATTAACTACATCATACGTTACTGGGTTTTCTTCGTTTTTATAAAACTCTAAACGATAGTAAATAGTATCAGCAGATGGATGTTGTAATTTATAGTTGGCATATTTTAAACCAACCCATTCCATTTTGTATTTATAGTTATAAGTCATTATACTAATCTATCTAAACGACCTGAATAATTTTGTAACACTCCGTATAGTTTATCTCCTCGAATTTCAAACTCTACCGAACCACCTCCACTATTATTATTAGCTACTCCAGTGCTTACTCTTTGTCCTGAACCACCACTATTAAGATTTATACCACTTGTTAAAGCAAATATCTCTTTAAATCCCATTACTTTGCCTCCAATCACATTAGTACCTGCAGTTGCTATTGAAACTACTACAGCTAGTGCTGCTGCTACTGCTAGTGCTGCTGCAAGTCTTATTATCATTTGCTTAATCATTTGTCCAAACGCTTGTGCAAAGGATTGCGTACCTGCTATTGCACTCTCAAACGCTGCAGTTAAACCTACGCTCAATGTAGATACTAATGCTTGTGCTTGTTCGTTTGCTGCCTCTATTTCTTTGTCTATTGGCATCCCTCCACCACTTGTGTCATCTCTTTTGGTGTTTAGAAACTTTTGGAATGCTGCTTGTGTTTCATCTGTTTTAGTTTTTAAGTCCCCATTTACCAAGTCTCTAAAAAATGGATTGTTCACATATTCCTCACCTAATAAACCTAATGATTTAGGGCTTTCTTTGTAAAGGTTAAATAACTCTTTTGCAGTTGCTATTTGCTCTTTAGCACCTTGCATCATTTCTAATGCAGGATTATAACCTCTATTGGTTGCTTTAGTTATTTCAGGTGGTTTAACTTTAATTAATTTATTAACCTCTGTTAATTGATTAACTAACCATCCATACTCTTTATTTAATGTAACTACTTGTGCTGATTGATTGCCATATAATATTGTAGCATCGGCAGTTAATTTAAGATTTTGTTCTAATGCTGAATTTATTTCGCCTTGTTGTGTTGCTATTTTCTTTTGGTCTGCATTTACATCTATTTTAGCAAGTCCCTTTTTAGATAACTCTTGATATTTTTTAAAATCTTCTTCAAAGCCAACGGCTGCTATATTAGTACCTGGCTTATTCGATAAAAATTTATATAAATATTCAATACTTGTTAATGCTCTATTTGCACCATCTACAATAACTTTAAAGAAGTTACCTACTGCACCACTACTTAAAGACTTTGTAAATGTGTTTGCAAGTTCATTAACTGATGATTGTAATGTATTTACTTTTTTAGTAATACTATCACCATAGGTTTTATCTAATTCATCAGCTAATTTAGGTAAGTCAGATGCAAGTACTTGACCTTGCTCTAACATCTTATTCAACTCTTTTGTTGATACTCCAAGCCCTTTAGCCAATAAAGCTACTGCTCCTGGCAATCTTTCTCCTAATTGACCTCTTAACTCCTCTGCTTGTATGCTACCTTTAGAAAACATTTGCCCTAAAGCGTTTAAAGATAACTTAACATCTTCTGATGATAGTTTTAATACTGCTGCTGATTTAGTAACAGAATCAAATATTTTATTTGTGCTTTCTAATGTTTGCCCTGATGAAATTGCTGCTGCTGCAAATGATTTATAAGAAGTCGCTAAATCTAAAAAGTTTAACCCTAAATAATCAGCACTTTGTGAAAGCCTATCTAATTGGGCTACTGCTAATTCTGAACTTCCTAAAACTTGTGTTAATGCAGACTTAACTGAATCTAATTTTATGCTTTCTGAAAAGGCTCTACCTACTGCCTCTGTTGCTGCTTGTAATGATATGTAACCTACTACTAAATTTTGTAGCTCACTACCTAATCCTTTAAATGAGCTTGCTGCTTTACTAGTTGATGCTGCTGACTTATCAGCAAAACCAGTTATTTCAGTATTTGCCTTATCTAATTTGTTCGATAAATCCTTTATGTCAGCAGTCAGCGATACTATTAATTCCTCTTTCATTTCTTTTAATTGATTCTAAAATCCTATCTCTATCTGCCTCCGTTATCCTTTTTCTTTTCCTTACTGCTATCTTATCAGTCCATAATGGCATTAACTGATTAGGTGTCTTTTGATGCTGACGAGATACGTTAGTATTTAAAATAAATGAATACATTACTCTAAACCTATCCCACTCAGTAGCTTCCTTTTTTGCGTGATGAATTACTAACCTTAAATAATCAACAAAGCGTAAATCCCAAAATACATCGGGCATTAAGCCTAAATTGATAATCGCATTATCTAGTAAGTCATCCCACGTTATTTTTTTTTTTCTTCTTCACTATCCGAACTCATCGCCTTTAATGCTTTTAGCATCTCATTCGTTAAGTTCACAACGCTATTCATAAACTCCTTTATAACCGTTAATTGGTCGGTGTAACTTACATCATCCATTAACTTAATAATATCGTCTTTTGTTAAGTCAAGTACTTTGCCATTACTCTTACACCATCCCACCAAACCACATAGAATGATATCAGCAGTCATTTCAAGTTGTGAGTAATTCTCATCTACCTGCTTAATACTGCCAATATCAGTCCCAGTAATTTTAGTATAATGCTCTAATGCGTAATTTGCAAATTTTAACTGCCTTACTTCGTTTCCTAGTTTAATTTCGATTGTTCCTGCCATTATACGATAGTAGTAATTGTTAATGCTCCAGTTCCTGCAAATGATACCGTTCCACTTGCTTTATCCCCTTGAGGTCCAGTGTAAGTTACGTTGTCAATAAATGCAGTTCCTGCAAATTGTTTATCTCCAGTTACTCCGTTTGTAACCGTAATTGATAATGCTGTTTTTGCATCCCACGCAGCTACTAAATCAGCCATATCATATTTACCACTTGAAACAAAATCAACATTAAAGTCAGCCGTTGCACTCCATTCAGAGTTACCTGCTAAAATTTCTTTTTTGCCTCCACTCTCTTTGCTCGTAATCTCGAACATATTAGTGGTCATTGTTAATTCGCAGTTAGTTAATTCTGCTACTTGTTCAGAGCCTACCTTAATAATCATTAAGTCGCCATTAAATACTCCTCCTGCCATTTTTTTATATTTTTTAAATTGTTAAACTTCTTGAATTGTATGATTAAACCTTATTATTCTATTTACTAATATCCCATCGCTTACCAACTCCTCAAAGCTATTTGTACTTTCTAACTCCGATTTTATCATATAAAAATCAGGGGATAAGTCTAAATATCCTGCTTGTCGTGTTCGTATTCTTTGGATTATTTGGTCTGAAATATTACTTGCTTGTTTTTTACCTCCAAAAGCATTTAAGTACTTCGTTACTACTCTGCACTCAAAAATTACCTCTTGCCCGTAACTTGATTTACTACCCTCGCCTAATTCAGTTGCAAATACATCGGATAAAAGCACATAGGGTTGCACTGCATCAGCAGGGATTGACGAACTATCGTACACTGGTATAGTTACCCCATTGTAAGACAAAACCCCATTAAGGGCTTCAAAATACTTCTCTTGTAATATAGCTATGCAATCTTTCATTACACAAAAATACTAAAAATTTTAGCAATATTAAACAACTTTTTTAACTAATGCCTTTATTGACTGAATAAACTCTTTTCGATACTTGTAATATGCAGGGAATAAATATGGGTGGGCTTTAATAGTTCCTTTACCATCCTTGTAATAGCTTTGTGCTATACGTTTCATTTCAGGTGTGTAACTACCTTGCATTTGTAAGTAACTTTTTCCAGTTCCAAATTCAAAATATGCTGCCATTTCTCCACTTCCTGAATCGCCTGCTTGTATAATGTAAGATAAACCACTTTTCGTAGGATTGTGATGTATGTCTATCTTTGCCCACGTTGCAGGAATTGAACTTGCACTACTTTGTGCTTGTGCTGCTATCTTTGCTCCATACTTTTCCACGTTCATCTTAACACCCTCCTCAATAGCTTTACCCTTGCTTTTGATTGCGTTGGTTACCGTTGTTACTCCTCGTACTTTCATTTCTTTATCAAGTCCCCTTTAGCATCTTCTTTAGGTAGGTAGATTGTTGAACATTTGCAGTTAATAACGTTTTCTGCACCTCCTTTTGGGTCTCCTGCATATCGCATCATTACACCACCTACGTTAAAATCCTTATCTTTATCAATAGGCTTTCTACCTGCTACATCTAAATGAGTACTTCGTGGTGTTTTTGGGTGGTCGTGTATCCATTTCTTTTCATACAAATAAACGCTTTCATCTATTTGCAAATCCTTTGCTTTCTCACTTGCCATTAATGTTTCAGTCTTACTTATCATCAATGCTCGTGCTTTTACGTTTATTCTACCCTCTAAACCACTTCCATTGCTTCCTAATGTATAGCTTTCAATCCTTTTACTTAATTGCCTTGTGGTATCCCCTGCTTCAATTCCATCGGTAAATGCCTTACTTACCAGCTTTCTTGTTGTATCGGTTATGTCTTTAATATGTTGACCTCCGATAGTGTTAAGATATTCTTGCATTTGTGCTTTGAAGATATCCGAACCAAAGCCCACCGATATATTAGCACTATTCGGCAAAGACCTCATAAATAACTGATAAGTCTTTTTTGCTGACCTATCGCCAACAATAGAAATAAACTCGTTAAATGCTTGTTGAATCGGTAGCGTAGTGATTAACTCCGTACTCATTGCATTGATGAGAACTATCTGTTGTGTCCCCTCTAATGATGCAAGAATAGGCTCTATTTGTTTCTTTAATGCCTTTGAAAATTTAGCATAACCCAACAAATACAAACGAAGTCTAAACGCTTCCCACTCTTTTGTTATTTTTTCTTCTCTAGTCATTAGTGTAGTCGAAGTTCTTTAGGTTTGCATCCATTGGTACAGAAACTTCATCTAACGGCACATAACTTGTCGGTATATACACTTTATCCATTAACGCATCGGTGCTTACCTCACGTCCCATTTGTGCTAACTTCTGATTAGGAGTAATCCACCACGCTTTATCTAAAGCATCTACCGTTTCCTTTAGATTCTGTTGCATTTCCTCAAAATGAGAAATATCATAACCTACATAGATACGAGGGTCTTCGATAATATCAGTATAAGCATCAGCCAATAAGTTCAACATCGGAGTAATTACGTTGTTAACTAATGATTTACTCGCTTCTTTTTTATTGTTGTACGATGCTGAATCTAAACTAAATAATATAGGGTCAATACCAAAACACTTTGCAATCATTTGCTCATCAAACTCAATAGATTTTAACACCTCTAAATCAGCAGGGCTTAATCCTATTTGTTGGTAGTTTACAAGTCCATTAGTAGCAGTTATTCTATGTGAGTTATTAGTTCCAGTACTCTTTTGTGCTATCTTCTCGTTTAGGTGGTCTAATTGCTCAACACTCATAGTCATATCCTTATCAGCACTTGAAATAAGCCCTGATACACCACCATTTAAGAACGCTTTAATCTTTGCATTTGTACCCTCATTTGAACTCTGTACGGTGTTTAATGCTGCTTGTAATGGTGCTTGTCCATATAACTGACTACCTGAAATATCCCAATTAGGATTAAAGTATTTAACGTGGATAATCTCTTCGGGACTGAATGTAACCTCTTGATTACCTATGATTAACTTATACCCTTTAATAGGCTCAAATTGCCCACCTCCGATAATCTGTACATATTGACTTGGTAGAGCGTAAACCCTTGCAGTTTGCCCTTTATTTGCTCCAGTTTGGAACTTAATACGATATAGGTATAAATCCCCAGTGATGCTTAACCAACTTGCAGATTCCTCAACAAATTGTTGTTGACGTTCCATCTCATTTGGCTTTCTCAACAACTGATTAGCAGGGTGGCTCTTATCTAACTCTACCCTCTTATCCCCTTTCCACTCATAAGCGTAAAACCTTGCGTTTGCTGCCTTTCCTGAAATTAGCTTAATCGCTGAATATGCAGAAATATTTTTCTGATAGCCCTCTTTTACATAGCTTTCTTTATTCTGTGTTAGCGTGTAAAACTGCCCATTGAAGAATGAATATACAGCCTTGTATAGATTATTAGTAACATTGTCGCTATTTGTAAAAGCCTGAAATGCTGCTTTTGTTCTGTTGAGTAAACCCATATGATTGATAACAATTTAAGCAAAAATACTAAAATTATTAGCAATAAACAACATAAAAAAAGCCCTACATTTCTGTAAGGCTATATATTATAAAAAATACTTTTATTTAACTTCTGATATGAATTTAATTCTTTTTGCTAAATACCATACCCCACCTTGTGATTTTGGTCGCTCCATTACTTGTGTATTATCATCTATCTCACATATCATCCACACTCTACCATTTTCTTTTAAATGTGGGGCTAACATCTCTTTGACACAATGCCAATATGGTCTATTAGCAAATCCATTTGTGGGATGGTTTTCTGCTTCTAACCATTCCCCTAATTTGATTCTATTTTTTTTATTAATAAATAAGGATGATATACTACCATCCTTTAATTTCCTACATAATTTATAAACTATCATATTAGCTAGTTTTAAATTCGTGTTCTTGAATAGCTTGGTTAAACCCTTTTAAAACCTTACATTCTTTTGGTTGTTTAGGGACAAAAACTTGTTTATTAAAGTAATCAATAAAAACGTGAGCAAGTTCAAGTTTTCCGTTTTTTCTATAAAGAACTTTTGCGTTAAATTTGTCAGCATAAGTTTGACCGCTTAAAAAATTAACTGATTCGATAGTGATTGAAGTTTTCATAATTTCTCTTGTTATGTTAAACAAATATACATCGGGTTTAAACACTATGCAAATTTATTTGCAATTTATAATGTTTCTAAATAAGAACTACCTTACTGCAAATTCAAACGACCTTACAAGTAATCGAAATATTGCTTGTACAAGTGCATCCTGCAAGTCATCGTGTTGCCCATTAGGGAAATTTAAAATACCTTGCTTGTCATCGTGGTATAGCTTATTAACTAAACTCTCTTTAATGTAAATCATTCCACTTTCTGCGAATGGTGTTACTTGTGTTGCTCGTGCTATCTTATCCCCTCCAGTTACCTTAACCTCAATAGCAGGGATACCTAATTTAGACAATGATTGTTTAGCACTCTTACCACTTGCTTTAGCTTCGATATGGTGTGGTGCTTTCTTTGACTTCATATAATTGATAAGGTCGGGAAATTCTAACCATTCAAAGCCTATATCCTGAATGTACATATCGTTTCCTAATTTACCACTCGTTACATAAGCACTTGCTGAATTAGTTTCTTTTTCGGTATACGCTAAATCCCAATCAGTTGCAAGGTTGACTAAATTCTGTGGAAAATCTGAATCGGGGATAACTTTAAACCACTTTTTCCATATACCACCATCTAAAGGAGCAGGTCTTTGCATCATTTGCCCTGCATAACCATAACTGCCTAAATCTATCTTCATATCGTGTAATACGTTTCTTGATAGTCGAATAGGGTCTAACAAACCATCTATATAATTATCCTTTAACTCAATCGGTTTAATATCTTCACTTATTTCAGCAGGTAAACAAATATGTTTAATCTTTTTATCTTTCTTTTTTATCCAATTTCCAGTAGGGTCATCTTCGTGAAGCCTTTGCATAATTAAGATAGTGGGTGTTACCTCTTTATCTACCTTACGAGTTGATAGTGTGGTATCCATAAACTCATTAGCTGACTTCCTTTGTACTTCGCTTGTCGCTTCCTTTGCGTTCAATGGGTCATCTACAATGATTAAGTGAGCGTGAAATCCAGTAATTGTACCACCCACAGAAGTAGCATACCTTTCGCCTCCTTTGGTGTTCTTATAATGCCCTTTGTTATTTTGGTCGGCTTTTAGTTCAATATCTCCAAAGTAAGATTTATATTTATCGCTTTGTATAATATCCCTTGAGCGAATAGCGTGGTCTAAACTTAATGAACTCGAATAAGATGCAGTAAGCACTCTAATAGTAGGGTCAATAGTCCATATCCAAGCAGGTAGCATAACGGTTGCTATCGTACTCTTTGAAGTACCAGGAGGGATGTTTATAGTTAAGTCGTATTCTTTAGGTATTCTACCTACTATACCCAATGAAAGGTTTTGCAATTCTTCGCATAAGTAGGGGATATGCCAATTAAAAATAAGAGTATCGGATATTATCTCACTCCAAAACTCTTGTACAAAAAATGAAAAATCTCTTTTACACTTCTCTGCTTTCGCTTTCGTCTTTAGTAGTTGCATTGATAATTTCCTCTAATGCTGCATCTGATAGCTTTGAATAGTCCACCTCATCGCTTGTATTGATTGTACCCCTTATTTCAGTAGGTATTAACTTCGCAGCGATGGTGTAAAAATCTCTAGGGTAATCTTTAGCAAATTGCACGATATTAACCTTTGGGTCTTCTTGAAGTTTGTTAAACGCTTCTAAAATAGTTTCTCGTACGGTTTTAGTAAGCCTATTAGGAGTTCCCTTACCCCTACCATTTGGATTACCACTTTTACCTTTCTCGAACGGCATATTGTTTATAATTGTTGTTTACAATAGCACAAAGATACTAATTATCTTTTAATTGCGAAATAAGGCTATTTTAAGCGTTCTCTTGCTTGTTTAAGTTTACTTTCAGACAATTTCTTAATTTCTATAAAGTCCTTAATCAATCCAACCAATATTTTGCTTTGACTAATATCTTCTATTTTACATAGGTTTTTATACTCCATTAATGTTATTTTAGGAATACTTATCAATAAAGCTTGGTGTGGAGTTTTACCATATTTACCCCTTTTGATTTCCTGGCTTGTTAATGTTTCAATGTATGCTTTCTTGCTCATATATTTTTTTGTGTTTCTAATTAATCCTAATTTCTCTACTTTAAGCACAAAAGCGATGAACTCTATCTTATCCTTTGGGCTAAAGTTTCTTTTTATCCTATTCTCGTATTTCTCAAAGGTAGGATTTTCTCCTACTATCTCAATGCTTTTAGGTTGTCCATTGACTTTTAGTTTACATTCCCAGTAGCTTATCATTTCATTACTTGTGTTAATCGGTACATTTTACCTAACTGGTATTTACCGTTGTTTCTTGCATAGGCAGTTTTAACGCAAGGATATGCCATTTTGCAATTATAGTAAATTTCAAAGTATGCCCATTTTTCATCTATGTTTACGCATTTACCTTTTTCGGTTGTTGTTATTGCTCCAGTTCTGCACGAAGCGAATAGTAGGAGGATTGCGCCCATTTTACTTAAGTTGCTCCTATATTTCATAATCTTTTCTTTAATTCGTTTAAAATTTGTGCTTGTTCGTTTGCTGATTTATTAATATCAATAGGAGTAAACCCACTATCTTCATATATTTTATTGCTAATTTCTCCTAACACCTTTATAGTGTTTTCTGTTGATGCGATGGCGTGATGTATAGCACTCGTATAAGATAAAAAATAAGGTGTTGCCTTGCTAAACACCTC